ATGTATTGCAGGTTGTCAATCTCTGCCTGCGTAACGTGCTGGGTAGCGCACCCACTCAGCAACACACAAACCGATGAGGCCAGAAAGAAGCCGATGCCGAAGATTCTCAGGTTTCCAGTTTTCATAGTTGCTCCTTATTGGTTAAAGGCTCCGTTGAATATCGCACGCAAAGCGGCCATTTGTTGAACGCCGAACAGCGAAGAAAGCTGAGTCTGCGATAGTCGGACAACCGCACGTTGTTCAATCAGATGCTCTTCTTCGTCGCGCCCAGTAAAGCGGTGAACCGGAATTTCCAAAGCAAACTCTGTGTCTGAGGTAAACCCAGCGATTCCGTCAAAGTAAATTTTTGTAAAATCATCCATGACATTTCTCCCGTTTAATACCACCGATAATCAAGCCGGATGCCAACCACGTTGTTTGGAAGAGAACTCGCGGTGCGGTTAATAACGCCCGCCCGTAAAAACTTGTTCGTATCCACGCTCCAAGAGTTGGTGTACGTGCCGACATAGTTTGTGGATAACGCGGGAACTGTCGAGCCTACCGCCGCCTGCATACCTTGATTGGTAGCTATGCCTGTAACGCTATCGTACCCCGGTGTAAATATGCGGAAATTTGCGATTGTGTCTGCGGTGTTTGTGACCGCGCCAGAAACAAGAAATCTGAATCTCACTTGGATGTTTGTTTTTGTCCCGACAGGCTCCCGAACGTGCCAGTAGGCAAACAACCCAGTTATGTTGGCAAAAAGAGGGTTGCCGGTATATGCTAAAAGCGTTGCCGTTTCTGGAGTAGTATTACCGATAAACAGCATTCCGTTGATCCAGTCCGTATTGTCAGCCTTCCCCGCCAGCTCCGCAGTCACCGCCGCCTGACTCATTATGGCCGTGGTACTGGTGCCTGTGGTTTGCACGACGTTGGTCAGGGAGAGCTTGGTGGCGAGGTCGGAGGTTGATATATTGCCAGAACCTCCACCATACCCTGGGGCCTGTCCAAATGCGGCCATTACCATGAATGCGAAGATAAATAGAGTTATTTTTTTCATGAGCGATCTCCTTACTGGCTATATCCGTTAAATCCAATATATACGAGATTGCTTGCTCCACTGTCTGCTTGAATCACGATATTCTTTATCGGAGTCTTTGAAACTAAAAACGAAAAGCTCTTTCCAGCCGCAATAGGTGTTGCATTTGAGGCCTCAAAACAAACTCCTGTAACAACATGTGCAGATCCGTTATAGAAGTTCGTTGTTATAGCGCGATTAATGTTTATATCTGGACGGGCGAAAATCGTGTTTGCGCTCAGATTATCAACGGCGACATGATAGACCGGCCCATATTGCGTCGGTGCCGAAACTGACGTAGCGTTGGTTGATGCATATAATGTTTCGGCCTGAGTGAAGCCAGTAAGCATTATGGTGATTGCGATGATGATTATCTGTTTCATTTTCAGTCCTCTTTTCTTAGATTAAACACCACCCGGCTATCGCCGGGCGGCATCTTAAACACGGAAAATTATTCCATGCCTTTTTCGAGCTTATACGTGATCGCATACGTAATATTGCTGTACGCGGTACCCGCGCCGGTGATTGTCCATTTATCCGCAGCCGTGATGGCAACCGGAGTTCTGGCATTCGTGACCGAGCTCATTATCTGAGGCGCTTCAGAACCACCAACAACGGCAGTAAGGGCCGGAATAACGAACGTAACGCCGCCGGTAATAAACTGACACGTTGCCGTATTGGTTTGGGTTCCGGTGATTTCCTGATAAACAACCAGCGGAATCATAGTGACATTGTTCATGCCGCTAATGGTTACGAGATTGTTGGTATCGGGCATATACTTCATGGTTACGAATTCGTCAGCAAAGACGAAGCTGGCCGCGAGAGCCGCGATTGCGAAGATGATCATTTTTTTCATTTGCATTCTCCTGATTTGATTTCTGATTTTCCTAACCAGTCCGGTTTTAAGCCGGACCAGTTAAGAGAGCCGATTAGGAAGCCTTCGCGTACAGGATACCAAGAGCTTCCGGTTTCACAACCTTATAGCCATAGACCTGAAGTCCACGATGCAGCAGGCCGAATCCATTCGGATTGTCCTGCGTTTTGCTCTTCACGAGCTGGCTTGCGAAAGTGATCGCGTGCTTGGTGCCGAACAGGCAGCTCCATGCGGTATCGGTGGCGGTATAAAGCAGGTTGCCCGTGCGATATACGTTAAACCGGTCGATCATGCCAATCAGGCCATTGCGAACAACCGAAGTCGCGTCGCCCATTTTGCTAGCGTCTTTGAGTTCGGATTTCTTGATGCTGCCGACCAGACGAGGCGGAAGCAGGAAGAAGCGACCTTCGTCCGGAATATTGTCCTCATCGAGAACGGTTCCGCAGTCGATCATCGTGTCAACGGCAGTTGAGGCAGAGAACACTACAGGAGCGCCTGCTTTACCAAGATCAAACGCAGCGGACTGCGCACCCTGATCGTCGCCCTTATGGCCCGCATCGGTCACAACGTTCTGGAGAACGTCGATTTCGATCTTGTTACGGAGCTCGTAAGAGGCTTCCGTGGTCCAGTCGTTGATGAACGACTTGATGTCGGTCTGGACGGAGTCAGGATCGTCAGTGCGGAACGACCAGTATTGACCCTTGTCGATCAACAGAATGATCGATTCAGAGCTCGGCACCTGATCTGCAAGTGTCATGCCTTTTTCGTGGGTTGACACAGTAATGGTCGGGAGCGTGCGGATAACAACCGTATCGCCCTGATCTTTGATCTGACCTTCATAGTCAGTATTCGCGATATCACTGAGGACAGAGGCCTCATAGAATTTCACGAGCAGCTTGCCAGCGTACAGCGTCGGAATATATTTCATTCCGTTCGTTGCACCAGTCATTGTTCCATTCATACCGTCGGTTGCGTCATAAACGCCCGATTTTCCAGGATAACTCATTTTTCTCTCCTAATTGCGGCAGCTGCTCGCGTTTGTTATCAGGCGATTAAGCCTGCGTTGGCGGCTGCCAAGATGTTTGCTTCAAGTTTATCGCGTTCGGCCTCGCGTCCTTTGAATTTCCCTTTCGAGACATCCGTATAGAACTCAGTGACCTCCGCTTTCGTCCATGGCTGGACAGCGCTGTTTTCACGGCTAGGCATAACCCGACGCTCTCCGCCCCGTTCGGGCTTCGGCGACCGGCCAGCATTTTCATGAAAAGCATCGTCTGCTTTACCTTGAGCGATTCCATTAGTCCGCATGAAGTCTTCGAACATATACGCCAGAGCGCGAGCATTATCATCGCTCATGGCCTGTTCAGCCAATTCACGATTTCTGCTTCCAGTCCTGACATCATAGAGATCAAGATATTCAATCCAGCGAATGTCGGCATTTCGATTCAGTTCGCGGGCACCTGGGCAATACTGGTCAACTAGCGGCCAGAACGAATCGGACGGGCCGGTTCTTTCTTCGGCTGGTGCCTGTTTTGCGCGTTCGGATTCGCGAATAACCTTTTCTACTACTGCCGTGACACCAGTTTTCTCCAGCTCTTCTTCGAGTATGCCTTTGATCATTCTGGTGTTCAGATCAAGCACGCCTTCTCCAAGTTCCTTGCGCTCATCTTCAGTGATGAAGCGTTCGGCACCCGGTTTCTTTGCAGCCTGTTCCATTGCGTGAATTTTCTTATCTTTTTCCTCAAGCTCAACACGAAGCTTGCGGACCTCTTCGTTCGCCGGTTTAAGCTGGCTATTAAGCCTGCCTTCAAGCGTTTTGCGCAACTGGCGTTCGCGTTCGAGTTCTGCTTGCAGGTCGATACCTTTCGGTTCAACGGCAGGCTTTCCTGTCACGATACTAACTGGCTCCGCATTTGGTTTTCCATCAGCGTTAGGAGAGGAAGCCCCTTCAGACGACGCGGAAGGACTACTCTGACTTAACGCCAGATCAATCGCCGCATCGGCCTTATCGGCCTGCTCCTGAACATTTTTCGGTACTCCCATTTCTATCTTCCTTTTCTACGCGCGGCCTATGGCAAGCGCTGGTTACTTTTGCTAGAACTGATCCTCCAACTTGGGGACCAGGCTTTTCAAAGTGTTAATCTGCTCAGTTAATATCCGGCATTTTCCTTTTTGGATTTCATTAAATTGTTCTTCGCCCGTTTCCATTGCGAGGCGCTCAGAATCACGGGACAGCTTCAGATAATTCAGATACTCAACCAAAAAAGCTGGCGAAGCATCGAACAGGCCTTTGATGGCTTGTGTCTGTCGCTTATCTGGTCGGAGCATTTTGACCTCCCCCGTCGGGCATAACGCCTTTTTCCTGGGCTTTAATATTTTGATCACGCACTTTATTCATGCGATCACCAGATTGTTTTTCAGACCGTATGTCAAGTTCGCGCTCTTTGTTCTTAAATTCAAGGTCTTGCTCACGTTGCTGCAACTCAAGTTTTTGCATTTCGATTTGAGCCTCCATTTGAGCAATCTGAGCCTCGCGCTGAATGAGGGCTTCTTTTTCGCGAATCTTCATTTCATTTTCGCGAATCTGCTGCTCTTCGATAATCTGTTCTTGCTTAAGCAATCTTTGGATTTTCTCTGGAGTCGGCGCGATATCATCATAACTGGACTCAAGCGATTCGAGAGCTTCAGAAAGAATCTTGGCGCGACCTTCGAGGCCGATAACCTTCATATCCCATTCGTTTGCAGTGGTCTGCAAAAACTTCAGGCGCTGTTCGGAAAGCTGCTCTTTCATCATCAGAGCCATAACACCCTCTGAAACGAAATTCATATCGCCTTTGAAACTGTCATCTGTTTCATTTTGCAGATTATAATCAACGATCTGATCAATTGCATTTTTGTAAACTTTATTATCGATATCAAGAACAACGCGCTTTATTCCGCGATTAGAATTAGACATCAGCATTGAAAGCCCAGAAGAGGTTCGTCCAGCCCCGGCGACCTTATCATCGCCATAGGTGTAGGATGGCATTTCAATAACCTTGTCAGACATTCCTATAAATTCATCAATAACTCTTAGGAGCTCCACAGAACGTGAATCGGGCTGATAAAATTCAATCAGTTTATTGGTTGAGGCCGCTCCAGATACAATGCCTTGCCAGATTTTTCCAACATAAATATTTGTGATGTCTTCGTTTGGCGAAAGCCGATTAATATCCGGAATGATTATCTGCGGCCCAGAAGACCAGCCCATGTTATTCACCATCGCTCTAGCCGCTGCATTCACGATATCCTGAATATCTTTGAGAATTTGTGGAGGTGACTTATACCAGAATCCACCAATTTCTCTCGCAAAACCACACACAGAATAGGGTCTCCGCTTTAGCTCGTCTTTATTATATTCAACGAACACCAGAAGCCCGCTGCTTGTAATGGCGTTTACTTCATAATCAAATAAAACGTTGATCGGCTTGTTATCCGGCCCATTTACGATTCCAAAATCAATCAGATCGCTTCCGCGAACGGAGCAGTAAAACTCAATACCATCCAAAGTAGATCCGATGGTTTGTTTGATAACAGCACCTGCGGATGCAGTGTTTTCTTTATTTTCAACATCTTTACGCTCAGACGAAAAATCGGACTGAGGAATAGACGGAGTGTTCATGACGATGTGCTCGATATTCTTTTTGATATATCCTGGCTCATCCATGTTTTCAACGAGAGACGATCTTTGAATTGTGATTTTTTCACAAAGCGGCGTTCCATCATTTGGTTCTTTTGAATAACGCGACGGATAAAAATCCAAAGGAGATGTGCGCTCAAAAGTGGCCGTTAATTTTTGGCCATACTGAATCTTGCCGCTTTTCCATCCGGTCTTCACTTTGCGCTTTCTAAAAATAGGTCCCTTTAAAATCATTGCCGGAAGCGCCGATAGATCAGTTATGCATTCTGCGACGGCACAGGCCCAGGCACCCTCAGTCATTTGGTCATCGACCTTGCGGGACATGTTCTCTGCTTTTTTCTCAGCGATCACATACTGCTGTCTGATAATTTCAGCCCGCATATTCGAGGCCATCTCGTAGGCCTCCATTGGGCTCATGGCTACGCGAGGTGATTCTACCTGCTGAGCGCTTGCAAGATCTTCTTCACCCGCCTCCTGACCGTCCGGAGGAGTCGCGGGCTGCTGTGACTGCGCAATTTGCTGAACTGAAGCGGCCATCACGGCATCAACAATACGCTTCGTATCTTCGTCGGAGATAGAGACTATTGGTGTAGGCCGAAGATTCCATGTGCGCTTTTTCTTGGCGTTCAAATAAATGTCATTAATGAAAGCTTCGATTGCGCGGCACTTAACGCCGGTCAACGGAATGTACGTTTCAGCAGAATTGGCGCTCTTGATTAAATTTAGTTTCTCTGATGTGTACTCGCCATTCCTACGTGAAAGACAATCGAGCATTATTTTCTGAATGTCAGTTTCGTCTTCCTTGAATTTACGGGCATCTTCAAATATATCGGCCAGGTATTTTTCCAAATTCTTCAAATGAGAGCTGGTGTCAAACTCCTGAGAATTCGCCGCAATTTCTTCCGATGCTTTTCGCGCTGCAAGTACGGCGTCAACAGAAGCCGTTGAAACAAGCGGGTTCTGATACTTTTTATCAGCAGATGTAGGAAGAGTTTCTTTCATTTGAGAAACGTTTAATGCATTTGCCAAATAACTGTCAAGTCCATGCGCCGGTAGACACCGGCCTTACTGGCCTAGACGATCTACGAATCATCCCGCTTGTATCAGAGATTGTCACAGAGCTTAAATTACGAATTTTTAAGCATCCATACTGAACAGCGTCCATGATGTGCGAGTAAAAGTTTTTATCCGGAGACTCATTATAGCGCTTCAGGCCATTCATGCCGCCGATTCGAAGTTCTTTGTATCTATACTCTCCCTGAAAGCCCTTTCGCGTCACTTCGCACTTTGG